CTTTTCTAGGGCCCCTATTGAGCCAGACCAGTTTTCAGATTCCTGAACGGCTTTTCAAATTTCCCTCCAACTTCGCGCTTGAGTCGGCCGAGTTTCACAGAAACCGCCTAGATACCCTACCCCCCGTCTGCCATATTATGGCATGGACGAACCCCTTCCCGCCACGCTCGACCGTGCAACCGAAGCAGCGGCAGCAGTTTACCTTCGCACCTTGCCCCGACTCTTAGAGCTGGGCGTAACGTGGCGACTTGAGGAAACTATCCGTCAATATTGTAACGCTATCTCTCTTTCTGAGGCAGCGATCGAGGAGCTGGACTCGTCTCCAGTAGTAATCGTTAGTGAGAAGACGGGCGGAAAGTATCTGAATCCCGCGATCTCGGTGCTCGGCGCGGCGAACAAAGAGGCTAGAGCCTCCGGTCAGGCACTTGGGCTCGTACCGAAGACAACCGACACCCTCGCCAAACCTGCCCCCGCCCTTCCTCAGGGAGGACCTTCTTCATTCCAGAAACGAGGGTAGATGCATGGGGTGACACAATACGCCCGGCGAGTAGTCGACGGCGATATCCTCGCCTGCAATTGGATCGTCCTCGCTTGTGAGAGGCATCTCAACGACCTGGAGAGGGAGGACATCTGCTTCGATGAAGATGCGGCAGATCATGCTCTCTCATTCATTCAATCTTTCCGGCATTACAAGGGCGAGCTTGCTGGCGAACGACTCCACCTCGAACCCTGGCAGGTCTTTGCCGTGGGATCCATCTTTGGATGGATGCGGGTCGAAAGCGGACTCCGTCGATTCTCTCATGCATACATTGCCGTCCCGCGTAAAAACGGTAAGAGCACTCTCGCGGCAGCGGTCGGCATCTACATGCTTGTTGCAGACGGCGAGCCCGGTGCAGAAGTATATAGTGCGGCCACTAAGATCGACCAAGCTAAGATCGTTTGGAACGACGCAAGCGTGATGATTAAGAAGTGCGGGGATCCTGCCTTCCTGGCTCAGTTCCAACATCGCAAACAACCGTCTGTGATTGAGCACGAAGACTCAAATTCGTCGTTCCGACCCCTGTCTAGAGAAGCGGATAACTTGGATGGGCTGAATCCTCACCTTGCAATCTTCGATGAGCTCCATGCATGCCGCAACCCGGAACTCTGGAACGTCATCAACTCCGCCTTCGGAGCGAGGACACAGCCACTGTTTCTCCAGATAACCACGGCAGGGGTCAACACGGCCGATAGTATCTGCCTCGAGCAAGAGCGGCATGTCCAGGCTGTCGTATCAGGTAAGGTCGAGGATGACTCTTACTTCGGTCTCGTCTATACCATCGACAAGGGCGATGACATAACGAACCCTGACACCTGGGTCAAAGCGAACCCTAACTTCGGGGTGTCGGTCAGGGAGGACAGTTTCGCGTCGGCTTACGCGAGAGCTAAGGACTCCCCTAGACTCCTGGCCGACTTCAAGACTAAGCGACTAAACCAGTGGGTCTCAGTTTCCGATGGATGGCTCGACACCTTACGCTGGAGTGAGTGCGTCGACGACTCGGTCAACGAGGACGACCTGCTAGGGTGCTATTGTTACGCTGGTTTGGACCTGGCCCAAGTGAGCGACCTTTCGGCCTTCGCCCTACTATTCCCACCGCAAGACGAGTTCAAGAAGTGGCAATTGCTAGTGAGGTTCTTCGCTCCAGAGGCTAGCGTAGAGGAGCGCGAGAGAAAAAGCCGAGTCCCTTACAAAGTCTGGGCGGAGAAGGGCCACATCGAAGTAACACCTGGCGATGTGACGGATTACAGGTTCATCAACCGCAGGATCCTCGAGGATTTCAAGGACTATGACATCAGGCTACTTGCGTTCGATCGGACGTTCTCGCACGCGATGATCCAAGAGTTGCAGGATGAGGCGGTAGAAGTTGCGGCATTCGGTCAGGGATTTGTATCGATGTCGACACCTTCGAAAGATTTTGAACGTATGGTGATCGGTAGGGAGCTTAACCACTTCGGTAACCCGGTGCTCGATTGGATGGCGGGGAACGTTGTTATTAAAATGGATCCGGCGGGCAACATTAAGCCTGATAAGAGTGCAGACAACTCGAAGAAGGTCGACGGTATAGTAGCGGCGATCATGGCACTAGGTGTAGCGTTGGCGGATAGCGAGCTAAATGACGCCCCAGATTGCCCGATAGATTTCTGGGGATGAGTCTCACCAGTTAGGTAATTGGCTTAATGCAAATCCACCGTTAAGGCTCTAAACTAACCCTTAGCCATACTATGAGCCGATATTACTTCGACAGTGCAACTTCTCAAATGGTCGATAGTGATCGTGACGATGCACGATCAATCTCCTCGCACGACATCTTCGGCCCGGAAGCCGATCTCGACTCCCTAACTGACTCCTCCGCGACATCGGCGCTCAAGATGTCTGCTGTTTGGGCATGTGTGAAGGTGATTTCCGAGAGTATTTCCGCTCTCCCTCTGCACGTTTATCGTAAAGACGACGGCGCAATCACGAGGGAGCCTGACCACTACTTGGACGGCTTCCTACGAGACGTCCCGAACGAGGAGATGACTTGGGCGGGCGTCAGGACGGCGATCTCGTCTCAACTAGTGCTCAGGGGTAACTCATACCTCCTAAACGGTTGGCGACGTGGAAGGGTGGAGAGAGTCGAGCCACTCCTAACGGACTTTGTGCTTCCGGATCGCAAACCTAACGGCAGGATGGTCTACGAGTACGCGACACAATACGCAAACGTGACGAGAGTCGCAATGAAACCAGACATTGCCCACTTTCTAGGGCTAACCTTCGACGGTGTCATTGGTTGCTCTCCCATCTCCAGCTACGCACTGGCATCCGCTAAAGCGCAGCAGAAGCACGGGGTCGCCACTTTCGAGGGTGGCGCTCGCCTTTCGGGGATCCTATCGGTAGGGATGAGGGCCTATCGAAATGAGGACATGCGTAAACAGATGAGAAGCGAGTGGGAGAGCCAAATGAAGCTTGCTCGATCTGGCACGGGGACGGCGATCCTATTAGAAGGGACTGAATACAACCCTATCTCTATGAGCCTAGCGGACGCTCAGTTTATTGAAGCGCAGAAATTCAGTGTCGAGGAGATCGCCAGAATATTCCGGGTGCCTATGCACAAGATCGGCGCCCTAGACCGAGCAACATTCTCCAACATCGAACAGATGAGCCGGGAGTTTTATACTGATACTCTTCTTCCATGGATAAATTTCATTGAGTCGGTGCTCAACACTACCTGGTTGACGTCGGCAGAGCGTAAAGCGGGCTACTGCCTACGCCATGACGCTAGGGAAATTCTAAAAGGGGACACTGAGCAACGTTCGAAAGCTTCCGAGAAGTTCGTTTTGGGCGGGATAATGACGCCTAACGAGGCTCGGCTAGGGGAAGGGCTTGCACCTATTGCAGGGGGCGACGAGTTAGTCTTGCCGATGAACCACTCGACCATTTCCGAGCGCGAATCTGCGGCAGCGGCAGCTAAGGAGGTGGAAGAAACGCCCGAAGAAACGCCCGAAGAAACGCCCGAAGAAACTCCCGAAGAAACTCCCGAAGAAACTAGCAGGAGTGCGGCCCTAGCACTTGTGCCCGTCCTAGGCGACGCACTACGTGCACTAGAAGAGCGAGAGAAGAAAGCACTATCGAGAGCTCATGGTAAGGAAGACGAAGGTGAGCGGGTCGAGAAGTTCCTAGCAGATCACCTAAGGGCGTCTAAGCTTCGGCTCGAACCCATCGCACAAGCAGCGAATGAACTAGGTAGTGTGCTAGACGCTAACGAGTTGGCTGAGTCTCTAGTTTCCGACGCTAGTATTCGGGCCACCGGGCGTCATATTGATTACACTAGTGCCAAGGAAGTCCTCCAAAGAATATGAGCAAAACATCACACGACTTACGCAACCTATCAGGTGGATTCGACTCATTCAATGAGGACTCCTTGCGCGCTATCGAATCAGGTGAGGGTAGCGTTCCCGTTAGTGGCTACGCTGCTAGATTCAACGAAATTTCCGAAGACCTGGGTGGATACCGGGAAGTGATCTCTCCGGGCGCCTTCGACGATGTCCTAAAGGATCCTGCTACCGACGTTAGGGCATTGATCAACCATGAGGGTGTCCCTCTAGCAAGATACAAGGGCGGACGGTCGGAGAACACGCTAGAGCTAACGGTAGACGGTGAGGGTCTACGCTACAGTTTCGACCTAAACCTAGCACAACCCGAAGCCAGAGCGTTGGCTTCTGCTATGAGGCGAGGTGATATTGATCAATCGTCCTTCCGTTTCCAAGCGCAGGATGGTTCTAAGTTCAGCGAGCAGCCTGAAGGGCTTGTGAGAGACGTCTTCCGAGTCTCATCTCTCCGCGATGTGTCAATCGTGACGTTTCCTGCCTACCCTACCACTAGCGCAGAGGTGAAACGCTCCCTAGAAGAGGCTCAAGAGAAGGCAGACGCACCTAGCGCGGATGCGTCTCGCGTAGCAGCAGCAGCAGCAGCGCAAGCGGAGGCGGACACGCTAAACGCAACCCCTAGAATCTGCATTGACTAGCGGACATAGAGATATAGAAGCCGACGTCCTTCGAAGAACGGACACGGTCGACCTATACGGACAACCCTCGGGAGAGTGGGAGCTGCAGACTACTGTCTGGCTAGCAGAGTCGCCGGTAGGTCGAAACTCTAGGACGGCCGATAGGGACCAGCCATCGCTCTCTACCGAATTCACCGGACTAGTTGTCGACTGTATCGACATCAAGTCCTTCGACATCCTCCGAGTCTCATACGCAGACTATCAGATCGACGCAATTCTAAGACTCCCGGGTCGGCGGGGGGAAGTCTCTCTCGTCTGCTCTGCAACCCAAGAAACTATCGGCCTCTCGTCGTCGGAGATCCCCGCCAATCAGATTCTCACGTTTGCAGGCGAACCCCTAACGACGTTCGCTGGTGATCCTTGGCTCCTCAATTCCTAACTACCATGCCTGACCTATCCTCATTTACTCTCGGCACATCTAGCATAGCTTTAGGCGACTTCATCGTAGGCTACGAAGCCGCTGCCGGATCCGGATCCGAGCGCCGATGGACCGCTGACGACCTGACGACAGGACTACTAGCGCTAGCCGGTGCAACTCCTGCCGAAGTAGCGCTCCTGTCAGGGGCCACTAGCAACATCCAAGCGCAGATAAACGCGGCCAGCGGGGGGCTATCGACCCATGAGGCTCGCACCGACAACCCTCACGCGGTTACTGCCTCCCAGGTCGGCCTCGGTAACGTTGACAACACCTCGGACTTGGACAAGCCAGTTTCAACCCTCCAACAGGCGGCGATTGATTCAAAGGGCGACTTCTTTGCAGATGGCTCAGTGCCAATGACGGGAGACTTAGACGTCCAAGCTAACGTAAATACTACTGGCGCTTATCAGAAGGATGGCACTACCATCTTGGACTCTGATTCCGCGTTGGATAATACCAGCGTGGGAGAAGGTGCGTTGTCAGATGCGCTATTGACTGGAGTCAACAACGTAGGCGTTGGGCATGGCGCGCTTACCCTTAACGAATCCGGCAGCGACAACGTCGGCATTGGGCACTCAACGCTTTCCAGCAACGCGGCAGGCAGCCGCAACGTCGCCACCGGTTTTCAGAGCCTCTACTATAACGAAGTAGGCAGCGGCAACGTAGCTGCCGGAACCTGGAGCCTCCATTCTAACACAACAGGCAACTACAACTTAGCCGCTGGTCACGCTAGTCTTTTCTCTAAAATGACAGGCAGCCACAACGTAGGCGTTGGCTTTCAAGCCGGTCGCTACCAAGCTGACGGCACTACCCCATTGACTGCCGCAGACGGTTCCATCTTCATCGGTAAAAACACACGAGGCGTCGAAAGTGCTACGAACCAAATCGTCATCGGTGACACGGCTATCGGTCTCGGTTCTAACACCACGGTAATCGGGAGCAGTGCGACGACTGCAACGCATTTATTTGGCGACCTAGGTATCACGTCGACATGGAATGACGCAGGGACCCCCTTTAGCGGCATTAAGCTAGACGTTACTGACACGGCAAGCGCAGCGGGGAGCAAGCTGCTAGATTTGCAGGTTGGCGGGGCGAGCAAGGCGACTGCTAACGCTGCTGGCGATATTGATATTGTGGGCTCCTACAAGAAAGACGGCGTCACGATTCTGGACACTGACTCAACCCTGTCCAGCACTGCTGTCGGTGACGGCGCTCTATCGGATGCATTGCTAACGGGAGAAGGGAACACTGCCGCGGGCTACCAGGCGCTATACAACAACACTACTGGCACCTACAACAATGGCTCGGGCTACAGACCGCTATTCAGCAACACTGAGGGCGAATTCAACAGTGCCATAGGCTACAGGCCGCTATTCAACAACACCCAAGGCAGCGGGAACAATGCCATGGGCTACAATGCGCTTAGCAATAACACTACTGGCAACTATAACACTGCCGTGGGATACGCGACGCTCTTACACAACGTTAGTGGCTCCTATGGTATAGCTTTAGGTGCCAGCGCCCTATTAAACTCCACTTCGGCAGGCAACATAGGTATTGGGGCTAGCGCCGGGTCGGGCATCTCGTCAGGATCATACAACCTGGCGGCAGGACATCAAACGTTTTTAAACGCAAACGGAAGCCACAACATAGCGTTAGGATGGCAATCCGCTAGGTATCAGTCGGGCGGGACTGTGGATCTAACATCCGCAGATGATTCCATCTTTATCGGCAAGAGCACCAAGGGCGTTCAATCAGCCACAAACCAAATCGTTATCGGCGACTCTGCAGAAGGTCTCGGATCTAATACCGTAGTTCTTGGGGCGGATTCAGTAGTCACTACGGCACTGAAGGGCAATGTCGGCATCACGAGCACCTGGAACGACGCGGCTGATACGTTTACACTGATCAAGGCCGATGTCACTGACACGGCAAGCGCAGCGGGGAGCAAGCTGCTAGATTTGCAGGTTGGTGGAGTGAGCAAGCTTAGTGTGGATTCGGGGGGCGAGGTCTTCGGTTCGGGAGTTAATTCAAGCCTGAGGCTAACGGACAGTGGTGGAGCAGAGCTTGAGTATAGCAACTGGAGGATCGGCATTGGAGGATCTACAGCCTATTTCTTCCAAACTACTACCGCTAAAGTAGGCATGGGGGTAGATGGGCTTCGCCTGGCCGACTCAGGGGCTCTTCGGTGGTCTTCGGGGTCTCAAGCAAGCACTGGTCACGACCTAATCCTCAGCCGCGACGCAGCAGGCACCCTAGCACAGCG